TTGTTGGGCTGAATGGAGATCCTTGGTTGAAAAGAAAGAAAGGTCAATATTTTCAATCTTGGACAGAAAGAGCAGACATCATTCGTCATTTGAATATGGTTGACGCTGTTGTATCTTGGGATGACGTTGATGACTCTGCCTGTGGTGCGATTGAGAAATGTCTAGAGATATCTCAAACAGTTGTCTTTTGTAATGGTGGAGATCGTGCAAAAGGTAACACACCAGAGCTTGATAAGTTTGGAAATAATGATAGAGTAAAGTTTGAGTGGGCTGTTGGTGGAACTGATAAGATGAACAGCAGTTCATGGATTCTTCATGGATACTTTGAACGACAAAGAAAGTTGTTAGGTATATGAAGAAGTGGTGGAGAGTATGGGCGAAAGCACTTGGAGAAAAGTCTGGTAAGTCTAACACTGAAGCAGACACCATTGCAAAGATTCGCACCTTTATTTTTATACAGTTAGTTGTTACTAATTGTTTCATTATCGCAGGGAACATACGCCATTGGAATGACCCTGCACCTATAATTATTAATTATGAATGTATTCGTGACTGAGCCTTGCCCTTATGAATCGGCAAGAGTATTACCTGACAAACACATTGTCAAAATGCCCCTTGAGACATGTCAAATGTTATCAATGGTATATTCCAAATGGTACTTTGATTGGGGTCAATTAACCAAAAGGGATGGTACACCCTACAAAACTGATAAAGGCGCCTTCAGAGGTCATCCCTGCACCGCCTGGGCTGCAGAAAATATCAATAACACTGCATGGTTGATTGCACATGGATTTGGATTGTCTAATGAATATACAGAAAGATATGGTAAAACACACACATGTGAAGAACCATTGTTAGAAGCAGAAGCAATATTCTACGAAAAGACTGGACAACTTCCTAATGATTGTTATCATAAGGCAACACAGTTCCCTCGTGCGATGCCTGAAGAATGGAAGTTTGATGATAGTATAGACACCTTCGTTGCATACCGAAGATACATTGCATCAAAGCCATGGGCTGCGACTAACTATCTTCGCATACCTGACCGTAAACCAGAATGGTTATGAAGGAATTTGATTATGAACTTGATTACAAGAACCTTGATTTTACAGTTGAGGAAAACCGCAAACTTTATCGCATTGGAAGGGGAGAACAAGGAGTGTTACTGGTTCGCCCTTATACTAACGATATATGCTCTCATTGGAGATTTGTAAATGAAGATATTGCTCGCAAATCTGCTGATAAAATCTACTCCATGTTTTGTGACTATAAGGAGCAACAAGACTTCATTGGAATGGATATGGCAAGGAAGTTTCTTGAAATGGGATTTACTCGCTCCCGTAGGTATGCAAATCATCCTAGTGGAAAGAAGTACGCTAGAGATGGTTCCGTATCACCGCAGTCGCCAACCGCACTACACTGTGAAAAGTCCCGTTCTGCAAATGTTTTCAAAAAAATGAGAGACAAAGTAGCATACGATGAAAAGAATGTTATAATGAGAAAAAAATGGAGAGGTGCTGAATGATGAGTCCTTTTAATATTGTCAGAAACACAAGAGAAACTTATGATAGGTTTCATCAACAAAATATTACAGAGGTTGAAGTTCAGTTTCAAGATGAAACACCAACTTGGATACCTTTGGAAACACTAATAGCAATCAAATCTTACTTAGGAATATCGGATGAGTGATTTTATATGGGTTGAAAAATATAGACCCGACAAAATTGATGATTGTATTTTACCAACAAGTATTAAAAAAACTTTTCAAGGTTTTGTTGATGCTGGTGAAATACCAAATATGTTATTATCAGGCCCACCAGGCATTGGTAAAACTACAGTTGCAAAAGCATTGTGTCATGAACTGGGTGTAGATTCTATTGTCATCAATGGATCTGACGAAGGTAGATTTCTAGACACTGTAAGAAATAGTGCAAAGCAATTTGCATCTACTGTTTCTCTTACGTCTAGTGCAAAACATAAAGTTATTATTATAGATGAAGCAGACAACACTACACATGATGTTCAGTTGTTATTGCGTGCATCTATAGAAGAGTTTCAAAACAATTGTAGATTTATATTTACATGTAATTTTAAAAACAAAATTATACAACCTCTTCATTCAAGAACAACTGTTATTGATTGCAATACTCGTGGAAAACAGAAACAACAAATTGCTACACAATTTTTTGAAAGGTGTCGTGGAATACTTACTGCAGAGAATATACAATTTACTGATGCTGTGGTCGCTGAGGTTGTCCAGAAGTTCTTCCCAGACTTCAGACGTACCCTCAACGAACTACAAAGGTATGCAGCGTCAGGAGTTATAGACACTGGAATTCTGGCACAGATAAGTCAGATCAGATTAGAAAAACTTGTAGGTGCATTGAAGACAAAAGACTTCGGTGCTACAAGAAAATGGATCGTTGCTAATCTAGATAACGATCCTAATGCTATCTTACGAACTGTCTATGATAGTTTGTATGATTCTCTTTCTCCTACTAGCATACCTCAAGCGGTATTGATTATTGCCAAGTATCAATACCAATCAGCATTTGTTGCTGATCAGGAAATAAATCTCTTGGCAGCATTAACTGAAATTATGGTGGAGTGTCAATTCAAATGACTAACAAACGTGAAAAAATTAGAGCACAAATGAAATCTAGATTTTATTATATGTTCTGGGGTGCAGCAACAGTTGCTGTTGTAAGCGGACAACTATATGTCGGCACATCTTATCGTGCTATGGCAAGATCAATGAACAGGTGGTTTGAAGAAACTATTGATCTTATACAAATGCCACAAAGAAGAAGAACTGCACCACAACCTGATGGTTACTACTTACCTGTTCCATCTCCAGAAGATTATGGGATGACAATAATACAATGAAAAAGTCTGAACTAATACATTGGAGATTACAGGCAATGCTAAGAGAGCATACCTTTAGTGATCTAGCATACCTAGGCATAAGAGAGAATCAGCACTGGTATAGTATAGATGGCAATGAAGTGCCAGTAGATGCAATAGAAGAACTAGAGTCAGTAGAAACAGAATGAAAACACCACTACGATATCCTGGCGGTAAGTCAAGAGCAGTTCCTAAGTTATGTCAGTGGTTGCCTGAGAACATTACAGAATATCGTGAACCATTCTTAGGTGGTGGTAGTATGGCAATCGAGATGACAAAACGTTATCCTGATCTACCTATCTGGGTCAATGATCTATACAAACCATTATATAATTTTTGGTTAGTATTGAGAGACGATGGAGACTACCTGTATGATCAACTCATACAATTAAAACAAAGACATCCTGATCAAGGGTCTGCTAGACAATTATTTTTAGATGCTAAGGAGAAAGTAAATGAATTGGATATTGGATACAAAGATAAAGCGGTTGCTTTTTATATCATTAACAAGTGTAGTTTCTCTGGTCTTACTGAATCTTCTTCCTTCTCACCACAAGCAAGTGATTCCAACTTCTCCATACGTGGTATCAATAATCTCAAATACTATTCTAAGTTAATAAAGAATTGGAAGATTACAAGTTTAGATTACAGTGAGTTACAATCTGATGATAGTGATGTATTCATATATGCAGATCCACCTTATAATGTAAAAGATAACCTCTATGGTTATAAAGGTGAAATGCATAAAGGTTTTGACCATGCATTATTTGCCGATATCATGGATGCACATTTGTGCAATGTTATGATATCATATAATAACCACCCCGATATCATTCATAGATTCGAGGAGTGGTATCAGTATGACTTTGCTCATACTTATACAATGAGGTCTACAGGAACATACATGATAGACCAAACAAAACGTCGTGAACTAATTTGTCTTAATTATGGAAAGTATAGGAGTCAGAGTGTTGCCTAGTGGATACTGTCAACTCTACAATACACGTAGAGGTGGACTATCTACATTCGCACCAGAATCACAATCAGCAATTATCATGGGTGAAGAAGTCCATGTTCAAACTAAGTCTGGAAGAACACAGATATATCGTGTCAATAATTCTAGAACAGGTGTCGTAGGTCCTATCAGAACATTCTAATGGAACTAAAAGATTGGTTGAACTCTATCAACTTTAACAAGAACAATCTGATAGAAGAAGATCCAGAAGCAATATCATCCTACCCTCCATACATTGTCAATAGGTGTTTGTCAGGACATCTAGACACTGTACTGTTTGCAAATGAAATGAACAAGTACAGTAACCTTGATAAGGATATGCAGTACTCTTTCTTCCTATATACTTTGAGGAAGAGAAAAAGATTTTCCCCTTGGTTGAAGAAGGAACAAGTCGATGACTTGGATCTAGTTAAAAAACACTATGGATATAGTAATGAGAAAGCGAAGGTCGCAGTAAGTCTTCTAACCAAAACCCAAATTGAAACTATTCGTAACCAACATGACATGGGAGGCAAAAAATGACTGCGATCACTGAGGAAGTTGCATGGACTACCGACAGTATGATAGAGGTAGCACTACGCGAACCAGATGACTTTCTTAAAGTAAGAGAAACACTGACAAGAATTGGAGTAGCATCCAGAAAAGAAAAGAAATTATATCAATCATGTCACATACTGCATAAGCAGGGCAAGTACTACATCGTGCATTTCAAAGAGTTGTTTGCTCTGGACGGAAAAAAAGCAAACCTAAGTCTTAATGATGTGCAACGTAGGAATCGTATAGTACAGTTGCTAGGTGACTGGGGTTTGGTATCAATCAATAGCAAAGAGAGTATTGCTGACGTAGCACCTCTAAGTCAAATCAAAGTTCTTGCTTATAGAGAGAAAGGTGATTGGACTTTAGAAAGTAAATACAACATAGGAAAGAAAAAGGAGCAATAACCGAACCTCTTTCGTGTCAAGTAGGGATTCCTCTACCTTGTTTTTCATGTCTTCTGTTATAATTAGTAGTGTCGCCTTCGGGGACAAAACCTACACTCGCTTACTTAAGGAGAATTATGAATTTACAAAGGTATCGTGCTGCCGATCTAGGAGAATTAATGGATCGCATCACAAAAAACAGTATTGGTATGGATACTTATTTCGATAAGTTTTTTACTGAAACCATAACAAACTATCCACCTTACAATCTAATACAAGTAAATAATACTGAGTCTCGGTTAGAGATTGCACTTGCTGGATTTAAAAAGGAGGAAGTTAATGTCTATACTGAATACGGAAAACTATTCGTTGAAGGAAAGAAAAAGGATAAAGAGGAGGGATCCGAGTACTTCCATCAAGGATTGGCTCAAAGATCTTTCAACAGAGCCTGGACACTTGCAGACGATTATGAAGTCAGGGATGTGTCATTGGAAGATGGACTCCTTACCGTTAAGTTGGGTAAAGTAGTTCCAGATCATCACACTCGTAAAGATTATCTATAAATAAATTTTTATAGAGATAAGACCACTTGACTTTTGTTGAGTGGTCTTTTATAATGTAAACTAAGAGTAAATTGTATGTCTGTAAATTTAGTCCTTCTAAAATCTGGCGAAGAGTTGATAACAGATGTGAAGGAAATTAAATCTGGAAATGAGATTGTAGGATATTTTTTTGATGATCCTTTAAGATT